TTATCAATCCCAAGGCCACCACAAATAGCGCCGTCACTATAATCTCCGAATTCATCATATCTATCCTCTACCATATCGGCTAACTTTGTTTTTCGGTCCTGAAACCCGCACAGCTATATTTTTGGCCCTAATACCGTTACCCGAACACAAACGGCAATCCGCGCACTGTACGGCCGGATGAGGACACATAATCTCGTCATCATCCAACGTATCCAACTCGCCTAAAATACGGTAAGTACGGTAGCCTTTTGAAATTGCCTTTTCTTTGCTATTCGTATGGTCTATGCTCGCCATCAAATATTTAGAATATTCAGGGTTGCACGTTTCCCACTCGTGGGTGTAACCCGTGTATTTTCTACCACTTACCAACTTTTTCAGCAATTCCAATGGTAGTT